TGATACTTTAAGTGCCTTTAATAAACCTTCAGGCAACTGTTCTTCCAGTGACGCATTAGAAACAATCACAAGACCATACATAGATATCCATGTATTCGTTTGTTGTAAGTGTCCTTGAATAAATTGCTTCGCTTTCTCTAACAAATAAACACAACTCTCTTGTGTGTTTTTGCGCCAATAGGATTCAATCGCCACCAGCAATGGAGCACCAGCATCACTAATTTTTTGCAAGCCGATTCGATATTGTTTTTTACCTGCGGGAGACGTTGTGCAAATTAATTGTGTCAGTTGTTGAGCTTCGCCATCAGTCGTATGGATATTCGCCGTTAAAATGACGGAGGTATTCTTTTCACTGTCTGTTTCTGAGGCATAGTGAAGACTAAACTGTAATTCGCTTATCTCTTTTGACATAACATTTACCGATTTATTTAGTTAATAAGGTGCCGACTCACAGCTCTTGTGTGAACGGTATAAGTGGGTGTGGATTCTGTGGTCGGCGTAGACGGAAAGGCTACAAAGTAACCTTATTTAATTTAGGGTTGAATATATTAATGAGAATAATTATCATTACAGTTGTATCAACTTTGACGAGTATGATACAAATAAGTACGACATACTTCTTGCGTTTACTTTATATGCCGACATAGCTCCTAGCGCGTCGGCATTTTTTTATTAAATTAATATTAATTTTTTGACTTAAAATGACGTCATAACATTGACAGAGTAATGATAATAATTATTATTTACTTCAATGTTTAGGCTTCATTTAGTCCTAACACATTGCTCTCATTATCGATCTTTTTGCAAATGACTTATGCCGACATCCCCTAGTGCGTCGGCCTTTTTTTTATATAAAAAAACCCCGCCGAAGCGAGGTTTTATATATTCAACTATTTAATGCTTAACTCATTTGAGCTGTCATCACACTTTTGCAAAAGATACATTTTGCGCCATGTGGATTGTTCACTGTGACATCAAATTGTGATGTTCTATATTGTGAACCGCTACAACAAGGGCATTTAAAATAGAGGCGAATAGTAATAGCGCCTTTAGAGAGCCACCACGTTGCCTGCTGCTGGACCTTTCATACCATTTTCAATGGTAAATGAAACTTCTTGGCCTTCCATCAGAGATTTGAAGTCATCACTTTGGATTGCAGAGTAATGTACAAATACATCTTTACTTCCATCTTTAGGGGTGATGAAACCAAAACCTTTATCATCGTTAAACCATTTTACTGAACCAGTCATTGTATTAGACATAGAATTTCCTTTAATTTATTTAATTTGCCATAAGGCATATGAGGGTTTGTTTTTTATTTTTACTTATGGGAATTAATTAGAAGGAATTCGCAATGAAGTGGTATCGAGGATAACGCTAAACGGTGAACAACTTTAAACTGACTAACATAAATAGGCCTGTACTTCCAAACCAGTGATGTCATTAAGCCATAGATGAACTCAGATAGCAAACTTTATTTTGTATATAAAAACCCCGCAAAAGCGGGTTTATAAGTTGGTTGACCTTGATGTCAGTCTTATCACAATATCATCATTTTTACGATCGTAAAGCGCTTTATGTGACTTTTTCTATGTATCGATCCATTTCTAAGGAGACATCTAACATCATCAACATACCCTCTATTATCCCTTCTGCTTTTTGCAGTTTTTTTCCTATATGAGTATCAGAACAATTGTGCTTGTTAGCCAGTTGCATAAATGTCATTCCGAATAAATAGTAATCAAGTAATAGGTCATGCATCTCACTATTCTTTTTATTTAATTGCGCCATGCAACTAGAAATAATTATTGCATCGTCTTCACAGCATTGAGGACGAGCTTTAACCTTGCTTGGTATTAATCCACTAAATCCCGCAGCAATCGAATACCATTGAACCGACTCAGTATTATCAGCCGCCCAAGCCCCCCATCGTTCTAATACCTGTTGAATATCACGCATTACGCCACTTCCTTATGTTGTTTTGAAAACACTAACTCTCTTACTTCACAGGCCTCTATTAACATGTCATTAAAATCGCCATTATCAGGCCATCTCACACTGACTGTTTCTACATCATTATTAGAAAGTAGGTTTTTATGTGCACATTCCATAGCGGCTGCATGCCCAGCAGCACTCCAATCCATATCTGTAAAGATAACAAGGTGAGTCACACCTTTTGGTGCTTTAAATTTCTTCATAAAGTTGGTATTGATGACCGACCAAGTATTTACACCATAGAGTTGCTTACAAGAAAGTGCTGTCTCGATACCTTCAGCAATGCCAAGCGTGCTATCGACAGGAAACATTCTTATCGCGACAGATTCTGCATACTCTAAATAATTATCTTCCTGCACAGCTGTCATTTTCTTCACTGTATCAAGAGAGGCTTTTTTATCCCCTTGTAAATACGTTCTATGTAAATAACAAAGTTGCCCTTTAGCATCAGTAGCTAGTGACCAAATAGCTTGAAATTTGTCAGAACTATTACGAACAGGTTGATGATCACAATAACGAACGTTATCAAGTGGTAACTCAAAAACACCTCGATTATGTAAATACTGCATGGCGGGGGTATTTTTCAGTGTTGATAATTTAGAATAACAGCCTGTGATGCGTTGGAATAAATTATTCTTATTTGTTTTACTTGGTAAAATCTCTTCTTTTTCGCGGTGATTACCAATCAAGACATCAATTTCATCTGCTAATGTTTTGAAGTCTTTGCCTTGTGTTCTTTCCAGTAATTGAAAGCCATTTCCCGAACCGCACGTGCAGATGTAAGTTCCTCGCCCGTCTTTATCATCAATACGAAATTTTCCTTTTTGCCCGCAAATAGGGCATTTCCCTTTAAAGTGCTTACGCCCCGTTATAGGAGGTAACCCATAATGTGCAAATATTTTTGCCCATTGCCCTTTTACGGCATCAATCGTATTCACAGTAAACCTCCTTGTTGTGGCTGGTGGCTAATTTGAGTACGTAAATTTTGAATATTGGCTTGTGCCTTCTTGCGAGATTTAGCAAAGGCAATTTGTTTGTACTTAATAAAGTTACTCACTTCGGGAGTGATTTCTTGTGGTGTGTTATGAAAGCCTCGTGGCCATACCCCAAATTTATCTTTAAAGGTATTAGCAACCCAACCATCACTGATCGGTTTCCCCTGTGTCGCTCGTTGGTTCTGATAGTATTTCAATTGAGACCACCAGCTTTGCTTGTCTTCTCGGGTGTAAATGCGCTCTTTTTTATTCAGTTTTTTGATGTTTCGGCTAGTATCAACATCGATATCTTCACCCACTAAAGGTTTGAATCCGCATTTAGGGCAAATATAAACACCTGCTGGCTTCATGTAGTGACAAGATGGGCATTCCTTCGGTTTCTTCTCTCGTTTTTCTTGCTCTCGGCTAGATGAAGATTCACTCATACCGTCATTTTTGGTAGGCAGTTCGTTATATTCAATGTCATCGGGATAACCTAAGCGGTGAACAGAACCAGAGTGATCGAAAATAAGGCAAGTCTCTTTTCCTGGTGCGGTACGCAATCCTCTACCAATAGCCTGACACCAACGAATTTCTGATTTAGTTGGGCGAGCGTAAATAATGCAACGAACATCACTATCAAAGCCGGCAATCAATGTGCCCACACTTACAAGCACCTTGGTCGCTCCTTGCTCAAACCGATGAATAATGATTTGACGCTCATCATGTGGCGTATCTGCAGTGATCACCTCAGCATTCACACCTGCACGGTTGAACTCGACGGTGACAAAATTGGCATGACTGACTGTGACGCAAAAGCAAATCGTAGGTAGGTTTCGTCCATTCACAAGCCAGTTATCAACAATATCCCCCACCAAATCTGCACCACTCATGATTTCAGCAATCTCAGCTTCTTTATAATCACTACCGAACTCTGCGTTGCTGGACGATTTTACTTTTGATAAATCGGGTTTAGTCGGCGCATAGAACTCGTATGAGCTTAAATCACCACGTTTAATTAATTCTTTCATTGTGGTGGGTTTGATCAATGTTTCGTAGTAATGACCAAGGAATGGCGCAAAAGGCGTACCAGATAAGCCAATTACCTTGAATTCACTTTCTCTGATCACTTCTAATATTTTCTTGCGGCGTAAATGTGCCTCATCGATAATTAATAAATCGATGTTGTCTGGAAATTCTCTACGGATAATTGTGTCTGCTGATGCGATTTGAATTAAACGAGTTGGATCATAATTAGGATGATCACGCCATACATAACCAATCTCTTCTGCTGGCAAACCATACTCAATAAAGCGACTGGCTGTTTGATCAATCAAAATGGTGTAAGGAACAAGAAACATCACTCTCATTTCATGCTGAACATGTCCATCAGTAATAAACGCAGCTAACGCCGTTTTTCCGCTTCCTGTTGGGCTATAAATCATGAATGTTCTATTTTGCTTCCATGCCTGACGTAACATCGTCAATCCGCGTTCCTGTGCAAAATTTGGTGTGATTGTTAACATCGGTTTCCTCATTTGATAACTAGCTCTGCCAAAGGAAGGGATTTATTTTTATTTGGACGTCTAAACGGCTGTGGGATTTTTACCCTCTATATAGATCTATATTTAAGATCTAACTCCTTCCTTGGCTGTGCCTTCCCTAACACCCCTTTCAAAGATCACCCCCCTTTCCCCCCTAGAAAGTTTTCCCCTCTTCCCCAGAAAACAATCTAGACGGCTAAACGTCTTAACTTCCAATTCCTCCTAAATCTAATTACTGTTAAATTGATAATGATTTTGTTGTATACCCTTGCATTGCTCTCTGATAACGCTTTATGAACTCTCTTAATCTCACGTTAGCCTCATGACGAGCTTTGTTGTCTTTACGGTAGGGAACTTGTTCTCGTTCCCATTCCGTTTGATACACTTCTGAATATTTAACTAATGCCTTTTGTCTCATACTTGGGCTTAACTTCGTTAGTTGTTCCTGAATCCACTTGGCATCATCAGGAAAGTAGTGTTCAGGCATCGGCATGTTGATTTGGTGCACCTAATTGCTCCTTGATTTTGTTTGGAAATGGCTTTATTTCTTCAGCTTCATACCCCCCTAAACCATTAGTGGAAATGTAAATAATTCGCCCTTTTCGTAAAGCTTGGCTAATTGCAGTTTGATGTACGCCAAGTAGCTCTGCAGTTCTTCCTTGCCCATTTTTTCTAACAAACTCGGATAAAAGTTCTTTTTGCATTTAATACCTCCACAAACAGAATAATACTATAGATATTATTATAATCAATACCTATAGTATTTGGATGTTAATATTAATAGTATTAGGATGTATTCATGAAATTAGAGAAAAAACTGACGACAGAACAGCTTGAAGACTGCTATAGGTTGAAAGCTTTGTATGAGTTAAAGAAAAAAGAGCTTAATCTAACTCAGCAGCAAATAGCTGATGAACTAGATATTAGTCAAGGAGCCGTTGGCCATTATCTTAATGGGCGAAATGCTCTTAACTTACAAATTGCCTCTGTTTTTGCTAAAAAACTACAAGTATCAATATCTGAGTTTAGCCCATCCTTAGCTAAAGAAATAACAGAGTTATCACAAGGAGTTGATGCAAATGTTAGCAACCCAAGACCTTATCGACCAGCCCCCAAATACCCCGTTATTAGCTTTGTTCAAGCAGGGAATTGGAATGAGGCTTGCGAGCCATATACACTAGATCAAATAGATGAATGGTATGAATCAGAGGTAAAAGTGCATGGTTCTGCATTCTGGCTGCGAGTGGAGGGAGATTCCATGACGGCTCCGATTGGGGTTAGTATTCCTGAAGGTTCACTTGTGCTTGTTGATACGGGCAGAGAACCAATAAATGGAAGCTTAGTGATTGCCAAGCTAACTGACACCAATGAGGCTACTTTTAAAAAATTAGTAATAGATGGGAATAGTCATTTTCTTAAGGGGCTAAATCCGGCGTGGCCAATGATATCGATTAATGGTAATTGTAAAATTATCGGTGTAGTGGTTCAGATGATGATGCGTTTCGTATGATACTTTGAAATTGCAAAAAAACTGGCTGTATTTGGTTGCAATCACCCAAAACTCAGGGCACCCGTGCCTTTTGTTCGTTTTCTGAAAGTGCCAATCACAATCTTCTCCGAAGATAGCCGAACAGTAAGTTTGTGTCATTCTGTCAGAGGAAGATATATATAAAAGTTTGGTATGAAGTGAGGGTTAGGTAATTGAATTCGTTACATAATACAAAATATGACAATCTCACGGGGCGCGAATTATACGCTTAATGAGTAATTCTGCAATAAAAAGATCTTGACACCATTAACCTCAAGGTAATAGACTTTTAAGTCAGAGGCGGGGTGAAAATTCTCTGCTGCTGATTCCGGGGCTCGGCTATTTATAGTCGGGCTTCCGTGTATTTAAACCTATAGAAAAATAACATGTCTCAGTTATACATAGTATATCTAGATGAATTTGGCCATGACGGTCCATTCATATCACATGATCATGAGCTTCATAACACTCACCCAGTATTCGGACTAGGTGGGTTTGTAATTCCTGCTAATAGAGTTCGAGACTTCTCTCATTTCTTCTTTAAGTTAAAACAAAATCTTTTTGGTAAATATGAGATTCCTGCCGCAAGGAAGAAAGAAGAAGAGGCTGGTGGAAAATTTCAACTGTCTAACTGGGAAAAGAAAGGGTCAAAACAGTATTCTGTAGCCAACTTAAAAAATTATAAAAGCTTTCTGATCGGCAGCACTGGACGAATTATAAACAATATAACCAAGATGGGTGGTTTTTTGTTTTATGTTGGAGAAGCTAAAAAAAGGGGAATAGAGAAGCACAATCCTCAAGGCGTATACAAATCCAGTCTAAAAGAAGTTATTAAAAGGCTTGATGATGAATTCAAGGGCCAAGACGCTCAGTTTCTTATTTTTATGGATGACCATGAGATAAGAAAAGAAATTGTAAAGCGTTCGATATATGAAATGCATCAATGCGATAAGTATCAGCTGCTGGAAGCACCTGTTCAGGTAGACAGTAAATTGTATCAGACTATTCAATGTGCAGATTGGCTTTGTGCACTGTATGGAAAGATATCTTACTTTGATGTTGAGCCTGAGAGTAAGCCAGAATATATATTATTTAAACAATATTTTGGTGACCGAATAGCCAGAGCGCAGAAGCGAAGTAATGTCAGGAATAACATAGACAGGCCAGCGTCAACTCAAAAGCTGACTGAGCTCTTAAATAAATTCAACTAACCCACTCCGGTGGGTTTTTTATTGCCCACAATTGCGACAGTAAGAAAGCAAATATCAACTAAATTTATAAATTTGTAAAAAAATTAATTGTAAAGTTTTGTTAGATAAATATCATAAGACGCGCTAATTAGTTTAGAATGGAATGGTTTAATGAAAAAAATAATTATCGCGTCAGTAATGGCATTTTTTGCATTTTCTTTAGGTGGGTGCGCTACGATCGTTGGAGATAAAACTCAACTAGTACAAATTGATAGTAATCCTTCTGGTGCTGATTTTTCCATAAAAGATGAACAGGGTAGAGTTGTTTCGCAAGGAAAAACTCCACAAGGCGTCACTTTAGAAAAGTCAACAGGTAGTTATTTTGGTAAGAAGCAGTATGAAGTTACTATCTCAAAAGATGGGGCTTCACCAATCACCTTACCTTTAAAGTCAAGCGCTAATGGTTGGTACATTGGCGGTAACTTGTTACTTGGAGGATTGATTGGTTGGTTTATTGTAGACCCATTCAATGGCGGAATGTACACATTACATCCAGAAAAGATTGAAGCCACCTTAAAATAACCTATTAATACTAAAAAGTATTTTTATGGTTAAAATAAAGTAAATTCATATAAATTGACTTACAAACCACCTTCGGGTGGTTTTTTATTGCTTAGAATTTATCGCACCTCCCCCTCTAAAGAAGTGATCTACATTCCAATCTGAGATTTTTTCGAAAATAAATCACCTGAAATATCAATAGCTTTTATACTAAAAACAATATTTAATATTTTAAGTATTGAAATAAAATAATACTCAAACTATTATTTATCATGTCAATTGAAAACAAAGGTATTAATATGACCAGTATATATTCTACTGCAATAGCTAATTTACCAAAACCTGACATGCATACAGGCGTAATGCTACCTATATTCTTATTTCGCTTTTGGACTAAAACAGAACATCCAGAGAAAAAAGAAGTTATGACCACCAGCGCTGAACAAGCTAAAGAACTATTAGGTGGTAACGTAGTTTTCTCTGCTCAATTTCCTTGCGAGGCTTAATCATGGCTCACGAACTCAACTTAGAGGCTGTTGCAAAAAAAAGCTCTCAATTAAATGCCCTGTTATTTCAACTAAATAATCTTCGAATTCCAGAAAGCCCTGATGTTGAAACTTTAATAGAACTAGCGCATGAATTATCTGGTGATGTTGTTAACTGGATTCTTGAAGAAAATGCACAGAGAGATAATGATCATGACAAAAGAAATAATTAATGTAGATAGCGGAAAAATGCTAGATACATTACATCGAGTAAAAGCATTTTTAATTTCAGCTCAGTTTCTTTCTCGCAATGGTGAAGAACAAGAAATTCAACTTAGTTTATTATCTCAAGCAGAAGATGAAATTAATGAGGTTTTAAATGATGAATAACACTGAATTAAAACAATCCGCTTGTGATGAATTACTTTATGCGACTTCTATTTTAAATCTCATTATCAACGACAACGTAACACCTAACGATAATATGTTTAATGCGATTGAATCTGCAGTAGCTAACATAGAAAGAGCTAAAGAAAGTATATCGAGTATTAATACTGATAAATCACCGAAGGCTATCGATGAAATTAAAATCAGTGATAAAGATACTATTGAAACAGCCGTCGGATGTATTTTAAACACATTAGAAACTGCAATTAATTTAAAAGTAGCTGAAGAAAGCGGTCACATTAAAAATTACGATATTCAAATTACAAATTTGATCCACTCAGCCAAATTAAATTTAGAAACTGTTTATGAAAAAGTAAGCTTCACGGAGGCGTAATGAATATCGATAAATTAATTGTTCTTCCTAATTTAAGTGAATTACCAGAAGGCAAACTGGGGAAATTAAGAGCAAACTTAGATTTATCTATTGATTCACTCATTACAGGAATGAATATATTCGGAGAGTTTATGTTTTGGGCTGATAATAATGAAAACTATCATGATAGTAAAAGTCATATTGGTGATGTGGGATTGTTTATAAGCCAAGTATCATTATTAGTATCAATATTAAATGACAGACTTGGTGGAATTGAATACGAAATATCAAATCGAAAAATAAAAGGAACAAAAAATGAGCAAACAACACGAAGCTATTGAGAAAGCGACTGATAATCAAATTACTATTGCTATGCGCCCTGTTTATATTATTGCAGGTGCTAATCGAGCTTACTTAAGTGAACGTTCAGCATTAAATAAGCTAGCAAACATTCTCACTGAGCGTGAATTTCACAAAAAAGGCATTGAAACTAACTACGAAGGTGAACAATGTGAACTTGAGAATGGCACAATCGCTTTCAAGCGTGGCGAACCTACCGAATACTTTATGAAACACAAAGAAGCTAAATTATCAGAGCTTCATGAACGATTAAAGCAGGAACGTAATATTGAACGCTTACAAAAGGAATATGCTAAAGCTGTAGAAAAATATGATGAGGCAGAAAAAGAAGCTGACAGATTATATTACGAATTAAATAATGCTTTAACCAATAAATAGAATATCTACGAAATAAAAATTAATTATAGCGTTCATGCTAGGAATTGCTGCGCTCTGAATCAGGAGCAACCAACATGGATAAAGTTAATTTACTTGAAATAAGAAGAAAGCGATTTATCAACTCAGTGCTTATTTACATTAAACAAAAAGGAAAGAAAGCTGAGTTTAAATCAAAGGTAAATAGTAAAACTGTTATTACAGGAATCAGCTTTGAAAATTTAAATAATTTCTTCCGTGATGTCTATGAAGAAAAAGATTGCCGTCAACGTTGTAAGTGGAGTGATAAAGATATCTATAACACCTATGAGCGTTTATATGAATCTAACGGCTCTATTTCTGAAATGGGTAAATTCATGATTGATTATATCGTTGAATATTTACCGCCTTACTTAAATGGAGAGGAATATAAATATCATGACGTTTTCTGAATTAATGAAAAAAGGTAAGGAGTTAGAGAATAAAGGATTTTATAGACGTGCAGTAGAACAATATAACAAAGCTTTTATTGTTGCAGAACCACCAACTACAGGCGCAATGAGTTATCAACAAAAAATAAGTAATCAATCATCTAAGCGTTGCTTAGATAAAGCAAAAATTAAAGTGACGGAGAGTTATTTATGAATAATTTAATCAGCATCAATGCATCAATGACCTCTAAAGAGATCGCTGAATTAGTTGGTAGCCGTGAAGATAGTGTAAAAAGAACTATTGAACGCTTAGTTGATAAAGGAATTATATCCAAACCACCAATGGTGGATGGGATTAAAACTGCAAATGGGGTAACGCCACAGCACTATTTATTTTCAGGTGAAGAAGGTAAGCGCGACAGTATTATTGTAGTTGCTCAATTATCGCCTGAATTTACAGCTCGGTTAGTTGATCGCTGGAAAGAACTTGAAGATGAACGAGTCAAACCAAAATCACAAGCTGAAATTATCGCTGCTATGGCATTGGCTAACCTAGAAAGCGAACGCCGTATATCTCATGTAGAGCAAAAAGTTGAACAAGTGAATGAAGTAGTTGAGCAAATAAAACAAGGAACGATCCCTGTAGGTTGGATTGGTTACTCATTAGCGAAAACCAAATCGGGTATGACGATTGATAAATGCAAGACGCTTGCCAAGCAATACGGCGTCCGAAAAGACCAAATAACCATTCTTACCCCAGAAGGCATGCCTAGGCCTATGGCGATCATTCATGAGGCTGACTTCATGGTGGCAATGAAACTCATGATGGGCGAAGCAGAGAAACGCGGTACTCGTTGGTATCACCCGAAAATGGGACTATTTCAGGCAATTGGTTGGGAGGATAAATAATGATTATTCAAACACATTTACTTCGTGCTGCTTTAGTTTGTGTGGCTAAACATGATCCTCGTTACTACCTGCAAGGTATTCATATCAGCAATAAGTACATTGAAGCGACTAACGGACATGTTGCTGTGCGTATGGAGCATGGCATAAAAACACGCCGTAACGAAATACTTGAATTCAAAGGCTCTATTCCTGCAAAGGCAAACACAACAGAAATTAAATTTACTGAAGAACCTTTTGCTATTCATCGCGACAAAAACGGTCATCGCGTGGGGTTCTCTGCACTTGTTTCATATAAAGGTGCGCGCTTCCCTAATTTAGATCTCGTCATCCCGACAGAATATGAACTTTGTTTACCTCATATGCAGGCTATCTACCTTACTTATCCTGAAAAGATGTTTAGTACTAGTCGCGGATTTCATCCTGTCTCATTTCATCCATCAGGAATGACCAAGCCTTGCCTATTAAAATTTAGTGACGTGATAAACGAAAAATACGGCAATCCGCAATTCGTTGTTATGCCATGCAGAGCTTGAGGTGAAAATGAAAATTGAATATATCTCCAGTGGAACGGGAAGCATGGCAAAGGTAGTTATTTTTTCCTTTATCACTGAGCGTAGAAAACTAAATCGGTTAGTTGATCGGGCATTACTTTTTACCCCCGTTCACGAAAGCACTATCGGGTTCTTTTTTCGAGTCACCACTATTTATGGCAAACCGAATCACGTATTGCGGGCTTACAAAATTATTTGCAAGGAGGCAAAAAATGACAACTACAACTCGATACATTAAATGGAAGGAAATGATCCAGTTAACAGGAAAAAGTAAACCTACTATTTGGAGAATGTACGCAAAACGAAATGAATTCCCAAAACCAGAAAGAACAAAAGGCGGTACGTTTTTAGGTTGGCCAGAACATGTCTATGAAGAGTGGGTTAGAAGTGAAAAGCTGTAA